GTCCGCATCCTCGGCTGGGGGGGCCCGGACGTCCTCTGGGCTGCGGGAGGGGAGAACCTCATCTACCCTGTCGGGACGGTCTGGGCGGGACGGCGCTTCTCATTCGAGGGCGGGCCGGAGGGAGGCCCCCTGACCGTCTCCGACCCCGTGGGGCTGGTGGCCCGCGCGTGTCTGGCGAGCAGCCCGCAGGGGCTCTCCGTCACGGTCTGGCGCGCGTGGCTGGAGACGCTCGACGACAGCTACGCGGAGGCCCCCTACAGCGAGGAGGGATGGGACGCGGACCCGGAGCCCCTCCGGCAGTCCACCGTGAACTGGAACGTCGTGGCGCTGGAGACAGTGGCCGCAAACCTGGAGATCGGCGAGGTCCAGTACGGGGACGCCTCCGTGACATTCGCACTCCGGGCCCCCTCCGCAGACGTCGCGCGGCAGAGCCCGGGGAGGACCTACGCCTCCGGGTGCCACCTGCTGTTCAAGGGACCGGATTGCGCGTACGCGGGCGCGGAGACGACCTGCGACCGGACGTACGACACGTGTAAGACGACGATGGCGAACCAGCTCAACTTTGGGGGCAACCCCCTCCTCGTGGCCAGGCGGTACTGACATGGCGAACTGGTGGGGCGACTTCCGGGACAATACGCTCGACTACCTCAATAAAAGCACCCCGTTCCCCAGCCTAGAGCAGATGCGGAGGGGGGAGTGGGACAAGGCCCTCCTGGGGACCCTGAGCTACGCTTCCGGGTTGACCGGAATCAAGGGGGCGTTCGATCAGTTCGCGGACTTCTCGAACCTCTTCCTCCCGAAGATGCCCAAGTTCGACGCCGGGGGCCCCTCGACCGGACGCTTCCCCGTCACCGTCCGAGCGGAGGGGCGCCCCATCCCCTGGATCGCGGGAAGACCCAGAGTAGCCCTCTACGCGATGTACGAGTCCACCGACCTGGAGTCTACCACCTACTTCCTCGGCTGCGGGATCGGCCCCCTGACGCGCTTCTTCGACGCGGAGGTGGACGGCACGGGGCTCTTCACCCTCCAGGGGACGCGCGGAGCCTTCTACCTGGGGACCCGGACGCAGATGCCGGACCCCGCCAGCGTGAACGTCCGCCACGTCGAGCCGGATGGTACCCCCGTGAACCTGACCGTCTGGGATTACGTGACGCACGGTTGGGACCCGAGCGTCCCTCCCTTCGCCGCCACCTCCTTCAACGTCCGGAGCGACGGGGGGACGGTCCGCGTCCACGTCCAGGGGAGCATGCAGCTGGACGAGGAGCAGCAGAAGAACATCCAGTTCACCGTGTACTGGCGTCCCCAGGGCGGGGGGAGCTGGACGAACGCCGGGACCTATAAGATGATCCTCCCCGACACCATGGCGGGGACGAAGGACGCGTACCTGGTCATCCTTGGGGGAGACGTCACCGTATCCTGCCCGGCGCGCTTCGACTACCGGGCGGGGACGGTCCCGGAGCTAGACACGGACGTCTCGCCTACCTACCAGGAGGTGTTCGAGGTCACGACGGCGAAGGGGTTCGACGCGGGGGACTACGACCTGAAGGTGGAGTTCCTGGCGGCGGAGCGCGGGGGCGGGGACGTGACTGCCGCTCGCCTGGCCCTGAGCGCCGTCGAAGTGGAGGAGCGGAACGACGCCCTGGCCCTGCGCGGCCTGGCCTACGCGGTGGCGACCATCCCGCAGGTGGCCGCGGACCACTCGACGAACTTCCTGGCGACCCCCGCCGGCCTGAAGTTCCGCGTCTGGCGGCAGGGTCGCTGGCGGAGGGAGTGGACGAACAACCCCGTCTGGATCGCCGCCGGGCACGTGACGGACCCGGCGGGGGAGGGGAAGGCCGAGTCCCGCGTGGACTGGGAGCACGCGAAGGCTGAAGCCACCCACTGCGACGGGATCGTCTCCACGCTCTACGACTTCACGGAGGTGTCCGCCTACGGCCCCCACGAGGACGGGTTCTCCATCATGTTCGCCGCCGGGTTCGGGGCCGGGGTGGACCTGGGCGGATACATGGCGATGAACCAGGAGGGGGAGGTCCTGCCAATCCTCACCTCCATGACCGACGGCCAGTTCCTGGAGGTTCCCGCTGCGTTCCTGGTCCCTCCCACGTTCATCTCGATCCGGGAGCAGCGGTTCCGGGCGGACGTAGTGCTGGACGTGGCCAGGGACGCGGCGGAGAACACGAAGGCCATCCTCCAGACCTGCCGCGGTACGCGCTACGAGACGCCGGACGGGACGGTCCGCCTGTCCGTGGAGCGCGAACGGAGCCCGGTGAAGACGATCAAGCCTGAGCACCTGGTCGGGGGGATCTCCGTGACGCAGCGGGACCCCCAGGAGCGCCCGGCCTCCCTCCTCGTGAACCACCGGGACCAAGCGAGGAACTGGGAGCCGAACGCCTTCCCTGTCGGCGACCCGGACGGGCGGTTCGACCACACGCTCGACCTCCCCTACGTGGCTTGCCACGCGCAGGCGAAGCGCCTGGGGGCCTATGAGTTCGGGAGGCTCCGGACCGTCTGGACTGCGGAGGTCACTACCACGCTAGCTCTGATCGAGTTGGAGACCGGGGATGTCGTGCGTTGGAAGGAACCCCGCTTCGGCTGGGGGTACGACGTGACGTACCCGGATGCTCCCGTGGAGCTGGAGGACGACGACGCGAGCGTGAGACTCTGGATCGTCGACAGCGTGCGGGGGGACGGGGAGGGGCATCAGACCGTCATGCTGAGGGAGTACGATGCCTCTATCTACCCTGACTGAGGCCTGGCGGGAGACGTGGCTGATGGGGGTTCGGCTCCTATTGGGGTTGGGGCTGGAGGAGCCCTCCCGGGGGGAGGCGGGGCGCCGGTCCTGCGAGCGAGAACCGTGCCCCGCCGTCCGTAGGCTCCTCCACCCGGACTTCCCCAGCCTCTGCGTCGGGGAGTCCCCTCCCTGCTCCCGCCCTTGTCCCTGGCACTAGGTCTCCTCCGTCCCGGCCGGCGCCCTGTGTGCTATGATGGCCCGTTCAAGCTCCTCCACCCGCGCCGCGAGCCTGACGTTCTCTGCCGCGAGGCGGTCGCGCTCCCGGTCCCTATCCCCCGCAATCTCGATCCACGAGGCTTCGGACGCTCGGAGTCGGGCGTTCTCTGCCGCGAGGCGGTCGCGCTCGGCTTGCAACACAGCAGTGAGGGATGTGGCACGACCAACATGAGAGTCGTACGCTTCTTTCCATGCGTCGCGCTTGGCCTCTACCCTCTCGCAGATTTCCCCGAGAACGCAAGTCACGCGCTTCTCTCCGCAGTTCGTCATTTTTGTTCTCCCTCTGTTACCCGGCTCACCCCCCGCCGCAGGCTCACCTGGAACACCCGGTCCGCGCTCTCAACCAGCTCCTCCGAGTGCGTCACCATGATGAACTGGACCCCCAGGCGGGAGCTGATCTCCTTCAGGAGCGCGCTGGCTTTGGGCTGGAGGTCTTCGGATAGGTGCTTGAACGGTTCGTCGAGCACGATTGTCGGTCGCAACCCCGGGGAGGAGATCCGCCAGAGCGCCACGCGTAGGGCGAACGCCGCCAGGTCCACCACGCCCCCGCCGGACGCGGAGAGGGGATGGACCTCCGAGCCGTCCCGCGAGAAGAGGAGGTCGGCCTCGGTCTTCCCCCTCCGTTGCTCGAACCGCAGGACGAACTCGTAGGGGTCGGGGAACACGGCGGCCAACGCCATGGTGACCAGCCCCCCGATCTGGACCTCCAACTCCTGCTGCGTCCGCTGCGCGACGACCTGGAGGACGGCCTGCGCGCGGTCCAGGTTGCGGAGGAGCCTCCGCTGGTCGCGCGCTCGGTCCCTGGCCTGCTCCAGGGACTGGAGGAGCTGGTCCCGCCGGCCCTTCCGGTTCTCCAGGCGGGAGCGGAGCTCAGTGAGGGGGGTCACAGCATCCCCTCTAACTCCTCGACCCCCCGCCGGATCTCCTCGGCGAGCTTCTCGGCCTGCTCTTCCATCCCCTCCAGCTTCTCCCGGGCCTCCTCCAGACTCCCGCAGGAGTGGTCCCGTTTGAGCTGCCCCGTGAGCTCCTCCAGGCGTCCCTCCGCCTGCGCGCGCTGGGTCTTGATCCGCTCGATCTTCCCCTTGAGCGCCAGGAGCTTCTCCGCGTCCGTCTGGCTAGCCATGCTTGTTCCCCATTCTCCACGCGGCTGCGGTGGCGTTGTACTGTTCCGGGAAGCAGCGCCGGCAGAGCCGGGCCTTCCCGTTCGCCAGGTGTCCCTTCCCCGAGTAGGAGCAGCGAGTGTTCACCGGCGTTTCCTCCGTTGGGGGGAGGAGCTGCTCCATCCTCTCCCGGCTCCCAAAGTACGCGAGGTGGGCAATCTCCCCGCTCCCCAGTAGCACGAGCTCACGCGTTCCGACCATCGACGATCTCCCACACGAGTTGCTCGACGGCCTTCGGCGTCTCGTTCTCCGCCAAGAACCGTCGGAGGTTATCCTGGAAGTCCAGCCCCATCTCCACGTCGTCCCGCAGGCGCTCGACGAAGGCGGAAATGCGCTCGTCCCTCGCCTTGTCCCGGTCGATGTGTTCCCGGCTGACCACCCCCTTCTCGTGAGGGAGGACCACGCGCTCGACCGTGTTGGACTCCGCCCACCAGAGGAAGACGCTCGGCTCGTGGTCCGCCTGCGCCGCGGTGGTCCGCATCATGGAGCCGGGGTTGACGAGGATAGGGTCCCCGTTCTTCCCGGAAAGGGGGCCGTTCATAGCAGTAGTGATAGGACCGCCGGGAAGTTGAACGAACGTCTGGTGGTTATCTCCGCTCACTACGAGGTCGAAGCCCTTCATCTTCCGGAGCAGGTCTCGCGCCGTTCCTCCCTTGCTTTCCGCGCCGGGGAACGGGGGCTTGCCGGGGTAGACGAGCCGGTGGATGAGGGCAATCCGTTTGTACGGCTCCTCGTCCCCCGCTATTCCGGAGGGCTCTGCTCCCCAAGGAAACCCGGAAACGATTACCTCCCCGTCTTTGACTGCTATCGGACCCACGGGGTCTTCCAGCACTATACAGCACCCCGCGCGCTCCAGCACCGCCAGGCCGCTCTTGTCGAACAGCGCCAGGGAGTGCTGCGGGAGGTCGTGCTGCCCCGGGACGACGATCCAGTCCCGGACGAGCGGGATCACGGCCTGGAGGAGCCAGGGGCTCGGCTTCCAGTGGTCGAACACGTCCCCGGCACACAGGACCGGGCAGCCCCCGTTCGTCTCCTGGAGGTCCCGGATGGCCTGGAGCTTCCGGAACTGCGCGGCGAGGAAGTCATCCGTCCGGCACTCCGGCACGGTGTCCCGCAGGTGGACGTCCGCGCAGAGCACGGCGTCGGCGGGGGGTCGCTTGGCGGGGGGACGTGTTCTCACTTCTCTACCTCCTGTCCGCAGAGCGGGCACGTGGACGGCATCAGCCGGTGGAACTCCTCTTCCTCCGTGGCGAGCTGCTTGGTCAGGGACCGGAGGGACTCCCGCGCGGTCCGGGCGCTCTCCGCCAGGGACCGGATAGCCCCCCTGGATCGCGACAAGGCGTCAAATTCCGCTTTGCGCTCTGCCAGGCGTAGGAGGAGACGTTCAGCCCCTCTCGTCGAAGGAAGGGCTTCCAGCTCGTCCTGGGCGCGGGAGACGCCGTCGATCAGGTTCCCGAGTCGGGAGATGCTCTCCTGCCTGTCCCGAAACTCGTCCGCCTTCCTGGAGAGCCCCGCGGCCAGTTGCTCCGCCCTCCGGACGTCCGGGAGGCGTTCCAGGTCCCCTTCCGCCAGGGACGTTTTCTCGGCCAGCGCGCGGAGGGCCTTGGCGTCCCGCTCCAGCCGCACGCGGTTTCCCTCCAGGACCTCAACCGCCGCCAGCCGCGTCTCCGCGTCCCCCAGGCCGGCGAATCCCTCCAGCTCCGCCTCCAGCTCCTCCGCCCGTGCCTCCTCCGCCTTGAGCGTACGTCCTGCGGAGAGGATGCGTCCGTTGGCGTCGGACATGCTCCGGTCGATCTCGTCCAGCCGCACGACGCGGTTGAGCACGCGCGCCACCTCCGCCGGGGACTCGCTGAGGAGGAACGGGGCGTCGAGCTGGCGCTGGACGTTCAGGTCCCCGAGGTTCAGCGCGCGAGAGACCTCCTCCGGCACGTCCTGGCCGAGGCGCCGCAGGGGCTCCGCCATGGTACTGAGCCGGTAGGTCCCGGAGTCCGCCTTGGTCCGCTCCCGCTCGACGGTGACGCCCTCCATTAGCCCGAGCGTGACGGAGGTGTCCCCACCCCAGTTCGAGCGGTAGGCGTCCCCGGAGGGCTTGTTCGTCGCTACCCAGGCTAGGGCGCGGAGGAGGGCCGTCTTGCCGGAGTCGCTGGGGCCGACGATAGCGTTGACACCCTCGCAGAACTCCAGGCGGGTCTTGCGGTGGGACTGGAAGTTGGAGAGGGAGAGGGAGGCTACCATGGGCTATAGTCCTTGATCCACTTTACGTAGATGAATAGGCAGAGGATAATCATGGCAAGTGCCCCGGAAAGTATCCAGATCATCATAGCCTCCGCAGCAGTCTCGCCGTGACCCTGCCGGCGATCCGGTTCTTGATCCGCTGACCCACGCGCCCGCGTCGGACCGCGCTGACGTCCCCGAGGAACCGAGCGAGCGCATAGAGGAAGGATCGGAAGGTCATCAGCCTTGCTCCTACTAGGGGTTCGCGTTCCTTCCCATTATAGCCTCCCGTTCTTCACAAGTGGGCGGATCATGCGGAAGAATTCCCGAGCATCCATCACCACGACGGGCTCCTCCCGGTTCCGCTTGCAGACGAGAAGCCAGCGCGTCCCTTCCGCCTGGTTCTCCCGCGCCTGGGCGATCCAGCCGGGGATACTCCAGCTCTCCTGTGCCTTGCACTCGACGCTGAACGGGAAGCGCCGCGCGGCCTCCCCCACCAGGCGGACGTCCGTCCCGCTCTGCCCCATCTCCCGGGAGGCGATCCCTTCGTCCTTCCCCCAGGGGAGGTCGAGGAGGAGGCTGATCCGCTCGCAGCACCACTGCTGGAGGCGCCTACCCTTCGCCTTCCCGGCGGAGCGCGTGATCCGCTGTTCCCCTTTCACCTTCCCCGGTTTGGCGCTGGGCTTGTTCGTCCTCGGCACGTCGCTTCTCCCTTCGGGCTCGGCAGGTGGGGCAGAGCCGGTCGGCTAGCTCCCGCCCCCAGATGAACACGTCCTTGCAGTGACGGCACCAGCCCACCCCTGGTTCGGAGGAGGGACGCTCGGCGCGGGAGGGTCTCCAGCTACCCCTTCGCTTGGCCAACAGGGGAGAGCCTCTCCGCGTACGCCCGGAGGTCTTCGGGGGTGGGCTCGCGGCTCCGGTTGAGGTCCCGGATCTGCTCCATCCACGCAACGGGGAGCCGGAAGCGGGGACGCCGGAGGGACGGGAAGCGGAGGACCACGCGGAGGGGCCTCACGCCAGTTCCTTCTCTTCCGCGAGCCACTCGGGGCAGTCGAACTCCACCTCGTCCCCCTTCTCGCTACCCTCCAGGTCCTCACACTGGGAGAGGGGAAACCAGACCTCCTCCCCGTCGAACGGGGAGCCGTCCACCTCGTTCACCTCCACGAGCACGGCCTTGGCCGTCGCCGCCTTCACGATCCCGCTGACGCTGACGTACTCCATGCCTCGTTCCTCCTTCCGAGAAAGTTCCCCCGGCCGAGCGGCACCGCGCCACTCCGGTATCCCGCCGCTAGGACGACCCCACTGGTGTGGGACGCGGGGCCGGGGGGTGTCAGAAAAGGACGGGGGCTCTGGGCCTCCACCACCTCCAGCGTTCGGTCCTCAAGAGGACCTCGTTGTCGGTGAACCCTTCGCCCCAGATTTGCTCTACTCGAAGCGGGGCTTCCGCCCCAGCTTGATGGACTCCTCCCGCTCGTGCCACGCCTGCTGGACGGCCCGGCGGACGCGGCGCTCCAGCCCGTCCCGCTCGATCACACGGATGAGGTCTTCCCGGTAGAGGCGTTCTTCCATCCCGGCTAGCCCCCGGGGGTCCAGATATGCCCCGGCCTTCCGGATGATGCCCGCCTCCACGAGGAAGTCCACCTCCCCGCCGAGCGTGTCAACGCCGTAGTCGTAGAAGATGTCGAACGCGGCGCTCCGCTTCTTCCCGGTCAGGTGGTTCTTCGTGACGTCGGCCTCAGACTTCACGCCGGTCTTCAGCCGCGTCTTCTTGTCTACGTGCTGCCCGACGGACTTCAGCCAGACCTCGTGTTGCGCGTAGAACTTCCAGGCCCTTCCCCCGCTGTACCGCTGCTTCGACTGTCCCGGCATGGCCCCGATATTGTCCCGCGTCTGGAAGATGCAGAGGACGTGGCTCCGGGAGTCCCTGATCCGCTTCTTCACGTTCCGGAGGAGCTGCCCTGCCACCTTTGGCTTCTCCCCGCCAAAGGTCCCCTTGACTTCCTTCTCCTTCTCCCGGGCTTCCCGCTGCTCCTCTAGCTTTTCCTGCTCCTCCTCGGAGGAGAGGGCGTCCACGCTGTCGACGATGTAGAGGAATGGCCTTCCGTCCTCCAAGGCGCGGATCACGTTGTCGTGGAAGTCCTGGATCGTGTCGCTGTAGAGCGGCTCCCCGTCCTCGTCCTCTCGCGGGGGCTCGATCCGCCCGGCAACCTTCCGGCCGAGGAGGCGGGGGATGTCGATCCCGGAGTTCGTCTCTACCCAGTCCCCGATGAAGCGGTAGTCGTCGAAGCGCCTCCGCGTCGCGCACTCGGCGAACTCCGTCAGGGCCAGGACGGTCTTCCCGGAGTCCGAGTTGCCGATGAGGAGGTCGATCCGCCCCATTTGGTATCCGCCCTCCGCGTGATCAGAGAGGGCGAGGTCCAGCATGGTGGAGCCCGTGGGGATGAGCGTCTCCGGGTCCACGCTGGAGGGGACCTCGTCCCGCTCCTTCCTCTCCTCCGCCGGCTCCCGGGACCTCCGCCGGACCTGCTCCGCGATGGGGGCGGGACCCCCCGGCACGTTAGTTCTCGCCACGGGAGGCCTCCTTCTCGTACTCCCCGAGGAGGAACTTCTCGAAGCGGTCCTCCCGGAAGACCCACTGCCCGCCGACCTTGTGCCCGAGGTGGTAGCGCTGGATCCAGTTGATAAGGGTGATCTCCGGTCTTTTCGGGAGCCCGAGCTTCTCCATCCGGTCGTTAGCCTCCTGGAGCACCAGCATTCTCGGCAGTCTCTCTTCCGTCGTCATCACTTCCTCCCGTGGGGCTGATCGGCTTGTGTGAGGGGCCGAAGCGTCTCGGCGCTCCGTAGCTAAAGAGGACCTCGAACGGTCCCTCGGCCCCTCACGTCCTACCTACCAGCGGTTACTTCTTCTTGGTAGCCTTCCGCGCGTCCTGCTCGTCCGCGCACCGCTCCCAGACGTCGCATTTCTTGCACTCCGGCTTCTCGTCCGTGTCCTCCCCGAACTCGTGGCCGTGGGGGCAGTCCCCGGTGGACGCGGACGCTTTCCC